GAAGTGGAAGGAGGAGAACCAATGAAACACCATCAGCTAGACAAGCTTATTAAACACCTTGCAGATCAGAGCGTTACGCCGCAACATGAACTGATTGAGCTTATGCTGAACGACCTTGGAAAGCGAGGAACGATCGAATGCACGGTTGCCGAGGTTGGGCGCTGGATGGAACGCGAGGGGATGTGTGAGGATTACCGCACCATTCTTGACGCAAGCGACACGAAATGATATAATGTACTTGACGATACACGGGGTATAACCCCAGCCCGGCCACCTCCTTTCCGGCAGGGCGAGCGCCTGCACGAACGCGGCTTTTGTGAACTTTCTACGCGGGAGGGTTTAAGGCGCTCTATCTTTTTAAGCTAACGCAATGGTGGAAGTCCATTGCCCGAAGATTGATTCTTAAACACACAAGGCATATCTCGAATCTGGTGCGATTCTCAAGGAGGCGTAACCCATGGAAACCAAAGACGAGGCAATAGCTCGCGCGAAGAAGCTGAACTACCCGTTAAGCACGGTAGTCCAATCTACTATCGGAAGCAAGGGCTGGTTCATCGCCCCGCTGGCCGTTACTACCATGGCTGGTAAGCGTGCTTACGCCAATATCCGCGCGAAGCAGGAAACCGAGGGCAAGCCGGACAAAGGTTACGCCGCTGCGATTGCGCACACCGTGGACGATAAGGCAAAGAAGAACCACAACTAACGGGATGGTGATATACAAATGGGAATGACCCCTAAATACTCCGATCCTGATGAAATGCAATATGTTATCGACGCATATTTTAAAGAATGCGCCGGTGTTTTAGTTAAAGATGAAGATGGGAATATCATTACAGACAAATATGGGAAAGAAATGTATATTAAAAGCCACCCGCCTACGGTTACCGGAATGGCGCTTGCTTTGGGCTTTACGTCCAGACAGGCGCTGATTAACTACCAGGCAAAGAAAGCGTTCGTTGACACGGTTACGCGCGCAAAGACCCGAATTGAGGCATACACAGAGGAGCGGCTGTTTGACCGCGACGGTGTACAGGGCGCAAAGTTCAGCCTTGCTAATAACTTCAAGGGTTGGAGTGAAAAAACCGATGTGAACATGAACATCAGCAAGACGCAGGAGGAAGCGGAGGCAGAGATAAAGGCGGCGCTGGATGATGCGAAAGCAAATAGTAACGGAGCTGGCAAATAACCCGCTTATCATCGCACACAAGGTAGGGTTTTCAAAGCTGGGAGCGCTGCACAACACATGGATGCAGAATATGCTGCTGTCAAAAACGGACGAAACGTTGTTGGGGCATCGAAACAGTTACAAGACAACCTGCCTGTCTGTTGCAATCGCGGAGATCATCGTTTTTGAACCGTACAAGAATATACTGTTCTTGAGAAAAACGGACGATGATGTGAAAGAGATCGTGGAACAGGTCAAGCGAATACTGGAAAGCGAGTTTATCCAGAATCTTGTTATTGCGTTGTACGGGCATCCGCTGGTTATTCGTAAATCCAACGTAACCGAGATAGACACGAACCTTAACCGCAATACTAGGGGAGCTGTGCAGTTGTTAGGCATGGGTACAGCGGGTAGCTTGACAGGAAAGCACGCTGATGTTATAATAACCGATGATATTGTGAACCTCAAAGACAGGGTAAGCCAAGCCGAGCGTGAACGCACGAAAAGCGTGTACCGAGAATTGCAGAACATCAAGAACGTGGGCGGCCGGATATTCAACACGGGCACTCCGTGGCACAAAGACGACGCAATCAGCCTCATGCCAAATGTGAAGCGGTATACATGGCAAGACACGGGAATTATCAGCAGCACGGAGATCGAAGAACTACGCAGCAAAATGACACCGTCGCTGTTTGCGGCAAACTACGAATTACAACACATCGCCGCTGAAAATTCGCTGTTCAACATACCACCGAAGTTTACCGCAGACGAAAGCAAACTGTACAACGGGTTTGCCCATATCGACGCACGATACAGCGGAGAAGATGGGACGGCGTTTACTTGCGGGTGCAGAGATGGCGATACACTATACATGTTCGGGAAGCTGTGGCAGGCGCATGTAGATACAAAGATACAGGCCATTAAGGCGTACTGTGAACAGTTCAGGTGCTCGCCGATATACACCGAGGAAAACGCAGACAAAGGCTACCTTGCCCGCGACCTTCGAAACCTGGGTATGGCATCAAAGACCTACCATGAGAGCGTGAACAAATACATCAAGATCAGCTCTTATTTATACAAGTGGTGGGGAAAGATCGTCTGGATTGACGGCACGGATTCGGAGTACCTTAACCAGATTATGGATTACACGGAAGATGCGGCGCACGACGATGCGCCAGACAGCGCGGCGTGCATGGCGAGATTACTAGACAAGAAATCATTCCGGCTGGTATAGGAGGGTTAGGATGTTCACAGAATACACCTTTCAGGACTGGCTGGCAGCCCCAAACAAAGAGGCTATGATGCGAACGGTCGTCGATGCGTTCAAGGCATCGCACGATTTTAAGTTTGGGCTGGAAGCGAACGAATACAAGGCCGGTCGCAACCCGACCGTCATGAAAAAAGTAATCCTCAAGGCCAAGGCGCTTGTAACGCAAAGCGGCGACCTTACGACCGCAAACGAGGAGATCATCGGCAACCGGATCAGCTCTAACTTTTTTGCGCGGTTTGTGACCCAGCAGAACCAATACTTGCTGGGCTACGGCGTGACGCTGAAAGACGACAAAGAGAAAGAAAAACTGGGCGCGAAGTTTGATACTGCCTTGCAGCGGTGCGGAGAAATGGCACTGACGCAGGGCGTTTCGTATGGGTTTTGGAATAATGGCGAGTTGCAGCCGATCGAATCAGCAACAAATCTGCTGTCTGGGTTCGCCCCGCTGCTGGATGAAATGAGCGGTGCGCTGATGGCCGGCATCCAGTTCTGGCAGCTGCGCGAAACCAAACCGATGTACTACCGCCTGTACGAGGTTGACGGGGTCACGGAATACAAGCAGACGGCTGGGGTTGTCATCGAAACCATGCCCAAAACCGCCTATGTGGTGACCACGCAGACCGATGCTATCGGCACGCGTGTGATTGACGGGAAGAATTACAAGGCGTTGCCGGTCGTACCATTCTACGCAAACACCGATTACGAGAGCGAATTACGGGCGAACATCAAGTCAAAGATTGACTCATACGACACGATTTCTTCTGACTTTGCGGACAACCTCGACCGAGCGAACGAGGTTTACTGGGCGCTCAAGAATTTCAATGGTACACCGCAAGAGATCGAAACCATGCTGGGGATCTTGAACAAGCTCAAGGTGGCTATGACGGATTCCGACAACAACGCCAGTTCTGCCGAGCCGCACACCATCGAGGTGCCGTATGCCGCCCGTAAGGAAGCACTTGACCTGTTGAGCAAGGCGCTGTATCAGGACTACATGGCGCTGGATATGACAGAGATAACCGCTGGGAGCTTGACCAATGTAGCGATCAAGGCGGCAACAAAGAACCTTGACCTGAAAGCCGACCAGTACGAATATCAAGCGCTTGATTTTGTGCAGCAGATTCTTGCTTTGGCTGGCGTGGATGCGTCTGTGATTACCTTCCAGCGCAATACCATCGAGAACGAGAAGGAAACCGCCGACATTGATTACCTGCGTGTGCAGACCGTGCAGGCGATGCGTGCCGATCTGTCGCTGAAATACGCGCTGGGGCTGTACCCGTACATTGACCCGAACGATATCGACCAGATTATCAAAGACAAGGATGCTGAGGACGTAAGCGGGCAGCCGAGCGTTGAGGATTTACAGGCGCAGATTGACGAGCAGAACCAAAGGATTGAGCAGCAACCGGCAGAGGAGGTGTAATTCATGGACGCAGCAGGGCGCGCTACTGACGCGATTATGGAAAATACCGACAAAAGGCTTCGGGAAATCTACAACGGTGCGCTTAAAACTGCGATATCAGACCAGCGTGAGTTTTTACAAAAAATAGCAGATATTGACAACGGGAAAATAAAACCCCCGGCATTTTACAACACCCCCGAAAAGATTTTGCAATGGCGAAAAGGCTTTACGCAAGAGCTTATGCGAAAAGAAAACGTTGTGAAGGACATTACAAAACGTCTTAGCCAAGCGGGGGTAGAAGCCGGGAAAAGCGTATTGGGCGCAATGACTGACGTGTATGGAGTTAACAGAAATTTTACGATTGATTTGATAAACGAACAATCAATGCGAGGAAGCATAAGTTTTTCTCAATACGATCCGCGTCAAATTGATATACTGCTATCTGATTCACAGCCAGCATTTAGCAAAATAGCTTATAAATCGCTTGGAAATAATCCGGCGATTGTAAGAAGATTGCAAAACGAAATGGCACAAGCAACTATGCTGGGAGAAAGCCAACGTGACGTTATCAAGCGCATACGCGCCGTGACCGGGCAAAG